TACTCCGCCCCGTTGCATCTGCTCCGCGATGTCCTGTTGCGCAGCCGGCATCGTATAGGCTGCTGCGCGCCCGATGCCGGCGTGAATGCCCGGCGCACCAGAAAGACCGGCGCTTATTGCCAGAAGTGTGTTCGAGTGCTGCTGCAGCCAGTCGCCGAAGCCGCCGAGGATGCCAGCCCTCTGACCCATACCTTGATCGCCCTGCGTGCCACCAGCCTGCAGAACTGTGCCCCGATCAACAGCTGGCGCAGCTGGCGCAGCTGGCGGCTGTGGTCCTCCTGCTGCTGTTTGCACAGGCGGCTTGATATTAAGTGGCTCTCCTGGCGCTGCATGTGGATCATGCACACCTAGCCGTTCGCCCTCGGTTTTGCCACCATAATAACCATCGACCTCGCGAGGCTCCGTAGGTGGCTCAACTGCGTTTGGATCAGGCACGTGTAGCCGCTCCCTTGGGCTATCTTCAGATATGCTCATCGGAGACTTGCCATATGACGGGTTTGCCGGGTGAGAAATAAGGTTCCCAGCCGCACTGAGTATATTCTTGATAGCCGGCCCAGCAGTTGCCGATGGCTGTACACCCGGAGGCAGCCATGGGCTTTGATCAGCCACCGGCCGCACAGGTGGCGTAGACGGTTCAGGTGGCTGCACAGGCGGTGGCGGCTGCGGCGGCGTCGACCATTGCGGATACGGGCCGCTTATTTGTGGCGCCAATGTCTGAGACGCAGTCAGCGGCACGGGTCCCGTCCCGAACGCGCCCGCCCTCCTTTTCAGTTCGTTGATAGTAGCTCTTGTCCCAGCAACGAGAGGAGATCCACCCACCTCGCCCTGGCTTAAATTGGTAGATATTTGAGTTGGCAAAGGCGGGGCCGACGCGGGCGGATAGGGCTGCGCTGTGTTAACGTCAGCTATTCTCCTTCTTACCCCAGCAACGAAAGGCGAGCCACCTACCTCGCCTTGGCTTAAATTAGTAGAGAGTTGAGGCACCCATGGAGGTGGTGGCGACTGCGGATAGGGCTGCGCTGCGTTGGTGCGTGCGATATCGCTTCTGATCCCAGCGACAAGCGGAGCGCCACCTACCTCGCCCTGGCTTAAATTAGTAGAGAGTTGAGGCACCGATGGAGGTGGTGGCGACTGCGGATAGGGCTGCGCTGCATTGAAGCTCGCGAGGTTTCTTTTTGCCGCCATGACAGGCGCAGACGTGGCAAGCGGAGAGTCGCCTGTTTCATCAGGGCTGTAGGTGCCGAGCGGGTTTCTGTACAAGCGATCATAGAGCGCCTGCAGATAGTCGGCCATATCAGCCTCCTGCACCCGGATATTGCTGCATCAATGTATTACCCGGCGTCAGCATGCCGGCGCCAGGAGCGCCCATGAGAGCGGAGCCCGGCTGCCCTGGAGGCGCCAAAGGCCCGCCGCCCAGACTGTTCTTGAGCAGCTGCATCACATTGAGCGGGTTATTCTGGGCCCATGTGCCGATCGGACTATTCGGCTGCCCCGCCATCGGATAGGGGATAGGCGGATAAGGAACAGCCGGCGTCGGCAGCGTATTCGTGAATGGCGTCGCGCCTGGAGTCGCGGCCGCAGCAGCACCCGCGCCAGGAGCCGGAGGCCCAGCAGCTGGGCTATAGGGAGATCCCGGCAGCCCTTGCTGCCCTGGCAACGGCGCAGGCCCCTGTGGGCCACCAGCAGATATCGTGCTGCCCGGCACAGCCGCGCCAGGAGCCAGCGGCGCAGCTGGATCTTGCGGCGGGTTTCGTGCTGCATTGAAGGCATCGAGAGACTTGCCGAGCCCTTGCATGGCTTGCGCGGTCTGGTTCTGCTCTGGCGCCTTCGCATATTGCAGCTTGGGCAGGTTCATCAGTCCGGGTGCGGGCATCTCGTTTCTCTCCTATGCTGCTTTGCTATGCTGCTTCACTACGCTGCTTTGCTTAGCATTCCCATCTTGGCTGCCTTGCGAGTCGCAAGATCATAACGGACTCCTTTGAAGCCTCCAGGCCCCCGCCCGACCGCCTCCGGCGTCTTTCTCTCTACCTCGTCAGCCATCATACCTATCTGCGGCGTGTTCGAGCCTTTGAACCTGTAACTGTATATCTTCTGGTCGTCGTGCGTCCTGCCGATATCCTTGATGTCGGTTTTGAGCCGCCGATCCGACATCTTCATGAGACTGCCGCCGATGCCGAGCACACCGCTGATATCGCCTAGCACATTCGAGAACATGTTCTGCGCCGGCATCTGCGTGCCGACCTGCGTCCCTGTGCCCGTCGTCGTGCCACCTGCTTGACCGAGAGACAATGCCGGCGATAGCAATGCATTGGCGTTCTGGATCGGCTGCCCGTAGAGCGTATTCGCAACGCCCAGCTGCGTCTGTCCTGGCGCGGTCGCGACTTGAGGCAAGATGCCGGCCGCCTGTAGCGCCTGCATCGTATCGCCGCCCATCGCGCCCACTGTGCTGATGCCGGCGTTCTGCAGGATCTGGTTCGCAGTGAGCATGTTCTGTGTGTTCGCATTGTATTGTTGCTGCAGGATCGGCGCCTCGCCCTGCGTCAGTCCCAGACCTAAGGTCTTCGCGAACGTCCCGGCGCCGCTCGGGCTGCGGCCGCTGCCGCTATAAACGCCCTTCACCGCGTTCGTGATGTTGTTGGTCATGGTGTTGAGCGCATCACTGAAGCCGGGCGTGTTGTACGGGTTCGTATTATTCGGGTTTGCGACAGATCCCAGGTTTTGCTGCAGCTTCGAATATGCGGATGGCAATATGCCCAAGCCACTGAACAGGTTATTGACCGCGCCAGCGCCTTGCACGCCGTAACTTGGGACCGCGCTCGCTTCACCCCACAGGTTCTGTCCCGCTTGCGTCTGCTGTCCAGTCACTGCCGGGTTCAGCCCGCTATAGTACTGCGCCATGCTGGTGAGCAGCGGTGAGGCCTGCGCCCACGGGTTCGCCGTCGTCGTTTGGTTCGTAGTCTCCGTCGTCGTCGCAGGAGAGGTATCGAAAAAGCCGGTCATCGATCAGCCTCCAACAGCTGAGAAGTCGAAGTTGCGATCCGTGGCGGCACTGACGTCATGGCTGATGACGAAACTACCATTAAGCACGGACGAGATAAACCAGACCGCGGTCGATGCGCTCGCGCTCCGCGCTGTGAGCGCGATCATCGAGGATGCCGACACGGTCGGGAATGTCACTGGAGTCGAGGAGGCGCCGGGCGTCAGTGTCACATGGCCCACATTGTTCGATCGCCCATCGACAAGCTCGTTCGTCGTCGAGACGATCGCGTAGAGATCTTTCTCATGTGGCTGTAGCCTGCGTGCCATTCCATCACCTGCGTGGTCGTCCCTCTAACGCATCAAACCAGCTCGCATAGGTCGTATTCGGTCGCCCCTCTAACGCATCCAGCCAACTCGCATAAGTCGTTCCCGGTGGTGCTTGTTGTTCGTTTTGTCGTGCAATTGCAGCTGACTTGCCAAGCTCACCAGTGTCCTCGAACAGGCTCATCGGCTTTGTCAACAATTCACGGCGCAGGCTATCAGGTATATCCATGTGGTAGGTGACGATACCTTTCCTGCGCGCCGCATCCATGAATTGCTCGCGCGTCATGCGCTGACCCTCCAGTTCACCACTCGGCACTGGCGTATCGCCTCGATAATTGTTCAATTGCTCCCAGAAGTCTTCCCGATGCATCGGATGGATGCCGAGAATGTCCATCGCCTTGCTGCCGCTCATGCTGCCATCATTAGGAAGTGAACTGCGCTGTACCTGAACGCCATGCGCTTTTCCTACCTTATTAGCCTGATCAACGCGGCGCCGGTTGTAATAGTCGCGAATGCCTTTGTCTGCTCTAATTATTTCAGCTTGCCGCTCCGGACTGTATTCAGATAACGAACTGCCTTCGTCGCGCAGCATGACCATCGGATTAGTCGGGTTATCCTCGCCAGCAGTCCATGAAATACGCGGATAGCCTTTCTCTGCCGCCTCACGCAATTGATCGTGCAGTGCGAGACGTTCCCAGCCAGAGCCTTTGAATGGGGCATCTGGTATAGGTGTATCTTTACGCTGTAAGTAGTTCTGGTTTTTAGCGCTCAACTCGTTGTAGCGCGTAGTTTCCTCTGGAGAGAGCGGGGTAATGCCGCTGCCCTCTGGGTATTTGCGGCGAAATGAAAGGTCTTTCAATTCTTCTAATTCATCTTGAGAAAGAGAAGGTGGCGGACCATACCCTTTCTCTCGCCCCTTCTGATGCCAGTCGCTCTGGTTCTCCTCGTCGTGCAGGCTCTTGATCGAATTCGGGACCGCTTCATCCGGAGCATTGCGGACAATTTCATCTTCTCTAGCCCGTAATGCCTGCAATTGATCTTGCAACGGTTTCACTTCCGGAGGAGACCAGTATTCTTCCATCCGACGCTGGACATCGCCCGCAGTAATTCTGCCAGCGCGATAGTCATTCAATATTTGACCTTGTCTCGCCAACTCATGCTGCTGACTTATCCCGCTGATCTGCCGTGAGACATTATGCTGTTGCTGGCGAACTGACTCAGCATCCGAAAAAGCTCTCTCACGCGCCGCATTCTGAGCTTCCTGCTCTGGCGTAAGTGGCGTTTCGAAATTACGATCGGTGGAGCGGCGATGAAACAGGATATTAGGCTCGTCCCAGTGGCTGCCTTGCTGGCTGGTAAAATACGGAATATCATTCGTCTGCCGAACGGAACTTCCAGTCGGGAATGTCGTATCCCCTGCGCGTCTAGCCTCTAAAACATAATTCCGAGCCTCTTCAGCCGAATTAAATTCCTGACCCGTGGTAAGGTTCTCATCTCCATGGAAGACGCCAAACTTTGGCTCTCCAGTCGGAAATTGAAACAGGCGTTCACGATAGTTCTCACCGCCGGGGATCGTATATTCATTCCATTTTGGAGATGGAAATGCATAGCTAGGCAATGAGTCTCCTTCTTTCGCGCTCTGATAATATTCCTGCGGAGTTTGCTGATATTCATAATTTCTATTGAGACGTTCAGATACTTCCGTTATTGCCTGCTGCTGCTCTGGCGTCAGGTCCTCAAACCGCTCTGGAGGAGTCGACATCTCGATCCTGTTGAGCTGCACCGGGTTACTGGCGAGATGCTGCTCGATCGCCTCGCGCGGCAGCTTGACGTTGGCATTATCCGCAAGCGTCGGCCCAAGCTGACGCCAGTCCATCTCTTCAGGCTTGGCGCCGAAACGTTTCAGCTGGTTCGCCCATTGCGCGCCCGTTAACTCATTGGATGGGATGCGGCTCAATGCACTTTCGATGCCTGTCGTATATTGCGGCGCGTGCTCTGCGACCGCAACTGCCGCGCCCGGCGCGCCTGTATCCGACAGCAGCTTTTTACCAAAGATGCGCAGATCAGGACCGGCGGTCCCTAACGCACGTTCGGCCGTACCAGCCACGCCAGCACCACCAGCCAGCGCTGCAAGATCGCTGCCGGCCTGTATCATCTGCTCCGAACTATGGCCGGTCGGCCCCCACATCGGGATCTCTCCGGCATAGGCACGGCCCGGCGCCGTCGCCCCGCTTGCGATCGCCCCGGCAGCAGCCTGCGGCAACTGACCAGCAAGAGCCTGCCCAAGCCTCGTGCCTGACGAGATCTGCGGACCGGGCGAGACGAGCGGCTGTCCGACATCGGGCAGATCGACCCTGGCTGCAGGCATTGGCGCATTTTGCGCCGCCATCATCCCGCTGACCATCGGATAGAGCGATGGGTGCTTGAGCGCAGACCAGAATGTGGAAAGGCCACTCGGACGGTTTGCTTCCTGCTGCGCCGCCAGCGCCTGCTGCGCCTCCCGATCTTGCCAGTCGTCAACAGGCCCCAGCTGCGAGCGCAACAGCTCGTCATCAGGATCTTGCGTGCCCGGCGCTAGCGTGCCGAAGCTTGCCATTGCGCTACCCTCGAATGCCTACCGCTCCGATCGGCGGAGCCGGATAGCCCCCAGTGCCCGGTATAACCGGTGGCACTGGTCTTGCTTGCCTAAGAAGCTCATCATAGTCATCGCGGCTCGGCGGTGCCAATGAGCCGAAGCTCCGAGCTTGGCTCGGATGCGGCAGCATCGACCCGACCCCTGCCGCCATGCCGGCGATGCTGGTGAGCGGAATGAGGCCGCGGCTCCACCAATTAACGACACGCTCCGGCGGCACATTGATCGCCTTGGCCGTCGCCTCGATCTGATCGTTGAGCAAGTTGGTGATGGTCTTGGGAGGCGACGCGAGTCCCGTCGTGCCGCCATAGTGGAACCATCCGCCCGACTGCGCCTCAGCCGGCGCAATGCCAAGATGCTGAGCGGCAAGATACCAAGGCTCCGTCATCGGCAGATACTCGGACTGCCGGCGTATCTTGTTCACCGTCACATCTCCAAGCGTATCCTTCAGATGCCCTGGCGGGACAGTGCCGAAGCCATGCAGGCGGTAGCTGTTATAAGCATCGTCCGAGGTGAACCAGTCGCGTGGGATCTGGCCAGGATAAGCCTGATCAAACTTGTAGAGCGTGGCGCGGATGTTGTGCGTGTCGCCAGTGACATCGCGCAAATTGCCGCTCCAATTCTCGCGGAATGTGCCGGGCTTCGGGTTAGTCCAGAGGTTCTCGGTCCCGGTGGCGAATTGGTTAGCTAAATTGTAGTGCATGCCCATCATGCCGTAGCCAGGAACATTGCCCTCCTGTTCGAAGCGCTCAGGCGTGTATGGCGTACCGGCGAGGCGGTTATAAAGCAGCCAACTCGAGTTTCTTAAGTTGGGAGGCGTCGAGGTGCGTGGGCTGGTAGCTGCGCCTTGGCCTGCCCAATTGCGCAGGAAGCCGGCCGCCTCCGGCGTGCTCATCTCGCCATAGTTCTCAATGCCGCGGATGACCGGTCCCGTATGATAGAATTTCAAAAGCGGGCTTTGATCGCGCACCAGGGGATACAGGTCGCTCGCAATATTGGCCCCGAGTTCAGGCGTCTGCGCGATGATCGGGGAAGCGCGTCCTTTATTCGGCAGACTTTCGCCCGGCAGCGGGCCCGGCAGCTGTCCCTTGATCGAGACCTGGGGCACAAGCAATGTCGTCTCGCCATAAGCTTCCGGCGTCGTCGAGAAGATCTCCCGTTCAGCTGTCGGCCAAGGCGCGTGCCCGAATTGCGCCGCCGAGGCCCGGATCGACGCGATATCCTCGGGTGTTGGCATGCGGCGCCCGAGGATCGCCGGCATCCCAAAGCGGGCTCGCGCCAGAAGAGCCGGATCAGAAGGCGGTATAGCGGAGATCGGAGGCGGCGCAGGAGGCGTTCCCGGAGCTGGCTGTGTGGGAGCCGCCCTAGCGGCTCGCCCTATCCTGGACGGCCCCCCAGCCACAGCGCCGCCGCCTATGCCAAGCGGGATGACCGAGGGATCGAGACCGACATCCGGGCCCATGCTAAGGACCGGCGGGTTCTCCTCCAGCTGCCGCAGAGGTCCATAGGCAAACTGTCCGATCGTATCGTCTTCAGGGTCCATACCAGGGGCAAGGCTGCCAAACCTAGGCATTAGCGATCTCCTGCTGCTTCGGTCTCAGGCTGGGCCCCGCGGACATAGGTCCAGCTGGAGCCCGCCTCGATCCGCACCCTGATGCGCTGATAGCGCGACTCGATCGGGTCGATCGGCGCCATGCCCATGTCATCGATGAGGTTCTCCTCGGTGTAGACCGGGATGCCCTGCGGCGAGTTGCGAAAGCCTACCGAGCAATAGACCTGCGTCGCGTCAGTGATGGGACGCATCGCGGTGGTGAATATCATCTTGCCCTTGCCATCACCTTCGCCGGTCTCCAGCGTCGCCTCCAGCGCCGGGCCGGTGAAGAAATTGAGCGCATGAGTCGCATCGAACGCCGATAGCTGCGCGATAGCGGCCTTAATGATGTCGTCGAAGGAAAACGTCGGATTAACTGTCCCGCCCATATCCGGATAGGTCATGGCCTCGATCGAGCCGCCGATCGCACCGCCTGAGATATACGCGTTCACGAAGCTTGATCCGATCTCCTCGACATGCGTGTCGTCGATGATGTTGAAGCGCCAGACGCCGTTGGCCTCGGTGGTGCCCTTGATGCCCTGCACCGTCGCAAACGGCTGAGCAGCCAAATTGAAGCTAGGCTTCACCACGGCATCAAGCGTCAAAATAATGCTGCCAGTCGCGCTAGGCTTTGCATCCTTCACATAAAGCTGCTCCAAGGTATAGGCATCCATGTTTTCCAGTGTCAGGCCGGGCTTCGCCAACGAGGCGAGATATTCGCCACTGATGTTGACGCGAGCCCACTTGTTGAGCACGTAGTCATAAACGAGGATGCGATCGAACGCGCCAAATGCCCCGTTCTTCGTCTTATAAGCCCAATAGACACGCGTGGCGGTCGGAGCCACGGCAGCGATGATCAGCTGCAGTTGGGCGGCATCGACATCATTGAAGAAGGTGATGTTGACCTTGTCCTTGCCGATGTCGACAGGATCTGCCGTCGATACGATCTCCCTGAACCCAGCTGCGCTCAGATAGAACACTCTGTTGCTGACGTTGATGACAGAGTACTTGGCAAACAACACCTCTTGCGTTGAGAACCGGTAGAACTGGAAGATCGCCACCGAGCCCGCGGCATACGTCATGGAGCGGATGGACTGCTCCTGAAAGATCGTGCCATAGGCATCGCCGCCGCTGACCACGAGAGACGAGCCGCCATCCGGAAAATCCTGGAAGTCGCTGAGCCCGATGCCTGCGCTCCACTGCTCCGGCGCATCGAGGTCGCTCCATTGCACGCGCTGGCCCGCCTCCTGTATCGCTGTGAGTACGACGAAGAAGCCGATGATCGCGACCCATCCGGCATAGGGCGGGTTACCACCGAGATCGACGAAGCTATTTGACGTCGACTGCGCGAGCTTCTGCGGCGGACAGTTCTTCTGAACCGCGATGATGAGATCGTTGTACTGGACGAACACCCAGTTGTCGTCTGTCGGCACAGCGCCGTAAGAATGCCCCCCTTTGGATGCCAGGGTCCATGACAGATCGATAGGGTTCATGATGTAGAGATCAGTCGCGGTGCCAGCGACGATCGTCACCGTGCCGTCAGGTTTGCGGCCGTAGAAGTAGCCGCGACAGGGAGCTGGCAGCGACTGTGAATACTGTGTCATGCTGAGGATCGGACCGTAGCCGTCGCTCTTCGGCACGACGTTAAAGATCACCTGCGAGTCGGCTTGCCCGAGAGGCGTGATGTCAGGCGCATAGTCCGGAAATGGTATCGTGTCTGACATATCATTAGAACTTCATCGGTCTCATATCATTAGAACTTCATCGGTCTCATATCATTAGAACTTCATCGGTCTCATGCGCGATAGCGTCGATGTGATCTTGTTGCCCTCACGCTTCAGCTCCATGTAGGACCTGTAGGTCTCGCCATTGTCGGGCGACATCGCTTGCGCCATTGTCGGGTTTCGCGTCACATGCACCGCGATCTCGTACTTGGCGCGGCAGCGGATCAGCCGCTCTGCGTTCCGCGGCGTCATCCAAACATTATTCTCCTCGGTATCCGATGCTGGCGGCGGCATCGCAAGGTGACATCCGATCCAGCATTTATAGGCGCTCACAGGCACCGGATAAAGGATCAAGGTATTGCCTTCATATGCGTAGCTCGTCGGCAGCCCGAACTGTGTATAGAGTTGGATGTTGAGATGCTGGCGCTCTGGCGTGTTCTGCGAGAGCTTCATCAGCGTGTTGCCGATCTGGATGTTGATATAGTCGATCATGAACATCGTCGAGATGGCCGGACAGTCCGCGGTCGAATAGGTCGACTGCAGCGGCACCGTCTCGAACGTCGTCGGCATTGCCGGGTCGATCTCGTTGAAGCGGAAACGGTGTTTCTGGTACTCGAAGATCGCGGTGTTGATCGCGTTGCGGATCGCCTCGGCGTTCGGCCGTGACCTCGTCGCTGTGCCAGGAGTGCCGGCGAGATCGAAGCGCGCTCCCAATTCGCCAGCAATACGGAAGATCATCGTCTGAAGATCATTAGCGGCCCCGCCGCCTTCGAAGCCGGCGCTAAACCCGGGACTGAATGCACGATCGATATCGCTCATTGTATCCTCAGCGCAGTGACCGTGCTGTCCTTGGAATTGCCGCTGGTATTGGCCGCGATCTTGCCAGTTGTCCCGCTGATGTCCTTGCAGCTGATCCTGATATTGGCGGCCGGCGAAGCCAGCACGCCGGATAGCGTCATCTTGGTCGTCGCCGCACCGAGGATCTGCGTGGCGGAGCTGTCGATCACAGTCGTGCCGTCCCACAGCTTGCAGTAAAACGTTGCCGCAGCCGTATCATTCAACGTCACCGTCCCCGACGCGAACCATGTGCCCGTCGTCCCCTGCCCCACGCTTGGCCCATCGAAGTAGTTCGCGATGTTATTGAGCAGAATATCCGCAGGTATCGATTGCGTCACATTTGTCAATGACACGTTACAGGTGCCGGTGGTGGTGATGGTCCCGCCAGACAGCCCTTGGCCGCATGACACCGACGTCACAGCCACTGGCTGGCTCCATGCCGGAACGCCGGCTGAGCTTTCGGCAAGGAAGTTCGTCCCGGTATTGTTGCCAGGGATCGTCACCCACTGTGTGCCGTTGTAGTAGGCGACGTCACCGGCCCGCGTCGGGGTCGGGAATGCGAGGTTCGTCACACTACTCGTCCATGACGGAACGCCAGTGGCGCTTTCCTGCAGGACGCCGATCGTCGTGATATTGCCGGCAAGCGTCACCCAGACCGATCCATTCCAGTAGACGATATCCCCGGCTCGGACAGGCGTCGGCAATGCGATGCCCGAGAGACTGGTCGCCCATGATGGGACGCCCGCAGCAGTTTCCTGCAATACGGCTGTCGTCCCGTTATTGCCGGCAAGCGTGATCCACTGTGATCCGTTCCA